CTCCTACGTCGAGCCCTGCGGCGTTCTTCCCAGCGGTGATCTTCAGCACTACGCCACCAAGAGATCGCGCGCCCGCTTCACCTTGGTCCTTGGACGTGGACGCATAGGCTTTGTCGGATATCACGCTGCCGGGTTTTATCTCTTTTCCGCCGAGTAATGCCTTGGCCGCATCCTTGGACATGCCGCGGTAAAGCGTTGTGCCGGGCTCAACAGTGCCTTTGGCTATCGCAGCGTCAAGGCGTTCTATCTCTGGCCCACTGTCATCTCCGTCGCGCAATGCCGCGTTCACGCGCAGAAAATTATCTCCGGAGTACGATGAGAGTGTGGATTTCTCGTTAGGCGTTAATTTTTTTTTTGGTTTGTTTTCGCTACCGCTAGCACCACCGCCCCCTGAGCCGAATTTGCCATCATTCTTGCGCGGGTGTTTGGATTCCTCGAACGCGGCGTCCGCGCCAAAGCCTTCTAGTTCTTCACCATCGTCCTGCTCGCCATCCGGGTTATTCGGGTCGGTCTCCTCCATTGGAGGCTCTGGGGCGTCCCCGACAAGATTATTATAGCCGCTCATCGGATCGGCCATCAGGCGTTCGCGCTCCTCGTCTGGGCTAATGACTCCAGAGTTTATATAAGCAACGCCGGCATCGCCGTCGCTCTTACGTATCTCCGAAAGCTCTTTACCGTTGGGCTCGGTGAGCGGCACGTACTCGAATCCGATCGCATCGTCGACTTTGCCAAACAAGTCGAGTTGGCAGAGCGCAAGCACCAGGTTCAAGGGCTCGGTGTACTCGGACTCCTGGCGCGAGACGAGATGGTCGTACCACACCTGAATCTCGCCTTCGCTGGAGGCGTTGAGGCCCGAGGGCGTGACGCCGGTCAGCTTCACGAGCGGCATCTGCGCCACCGCCGCCATGTGCTCCTGCGCCTGCGCCTGGAGCTTATCGAGGCTCGCGAGTGTGGCTTCGACTTTGACCAAATCCTCGGCCGTCATGTCGAGCATCATCAGGCCCTGATTGTCGCGGGTCTGACGGAAGTAGGCGGCGCGGTTCAGGATGCTGGAGCCGTCTGCATTATTCGCCAGCACCGCGCTCATGTCGGTTTTCAGGACCATGATGCTGAAGTTGCGAATCAAATCCGAGACGCTATCCTTCGTGCGCAGCCACTGATTGACATAGTTCTCCATCATCTGCGTCAAGCTGATCCCACTGAAGTTGTACGATGGCTTCAGCAAGTCCGGCACTTCGCGGCTGATGAACGTGATGAAGCGGCTTGAGTGAATGCGGATGCCGTTCACGAGCCACGAGGTCGGGCTGTAGAAATCCGCCGCGGTCGGGTCGAGCGAGTTCCACACGAGGGGCGATGTCCACATCGGTTCAATCACTTTGAAGCCGAGCACGCTGCCCTTCTTCACCGTCGCTGAGTCAATCACGAGCGGCAGATACCGCTTGTCCTTTTGGCCCGCGATGTCAATGAAGATCTGGCCGCGGCCGAATGCGCCGTCGAGCGTGGCAGCTTTGCGAAAGTGCTCCTGCACGCGCTTGGCTTTGAACCACGCCTCGATCTGCTCAATGTCGTCGGACTTATCTCCCTTGCCAATCGACTTGAACTTAATCCACTTGCGCGTCATCTCCGCGGCAATGGTCGCGCTGGGAATCCGGTACTCGGGCCGCTGCATGAGCTCGGCCAAGTACGGATAGCCGGGGAAGTAGAGCCCACAGCCGAACGTGCCCATCGAGTTCGCCCAGCCGGTGACCGCCGACATGGACGAATCGTCAAACGCCATCGCAGCGCCGAGCGCCGCCACGTCGTCCATCGCCAACTCAGGCAGGTCGCTCTTGGGCATCGGCGGCAGGGCGGGCGCCTGCAGCGGCTTGCGGATCACCGTATTGATGGACTTCTGCGCGCCCTTGTCGAGCATCGCCTGCGTCACCGTGAACGGCCGCGCGGCCGCTACCGGCTCAGGCGCGGGCGTGTTGGCGAGCGCTAGAAGGCGCTTGAGCGTGCGGAACATAGTTCGGGTCCAGGAGAGCGGGGTTGATGATCATGGGCGGGCGGGACAATGAGAATAATTGGACCACGCAATCACACAGATTCGGTGATTTACTGCCGTCGGGTTTCTTCTCTATCAAGATCTTCCCAGCCTTCGACAAGCCATAGCACGGCTGGCTCATCTCTGTGACGAGCGCGTTCAGCTCCGGGAAGTCCGAGCTGATGGAAATGATATCGTCAGGATTATACGGCTGGCCTTTGATCGCGCGGTAGGTAGCCTGCAGCCTAAACCTCATAGCCCAAAAGTTTTGCGCCTTGGCATTCTCAAAAAAATCCAGGTTCTTGCGATCCGTATTCGGTACGGTGCGCTCAGGGTCCAGCACCGCGCCGCTGCCGCGATAGGCCGTGACGTGCAGAGGCTTCAGTTTCTTCGCCACACGAGCCTCGTTGATCTTGCGCGCATCCCCGCGCACGCCAGCGCCAAGCCCGTCGCCGTCGTAAACAAAGCCCGTCAACTTATTGAGATCACAGAGCATGAACGCTCGTTCAGTCGTGGCGTAGATATCGGACTCTTTGCCCGTCCAGCTTTCCGCGTAGGTCAGCACATTGCCATGCCGGATGCCAAAGGCGTTCTTGTCTGCGCCTTCGTCTGCCACATCCAATGATCCTCGCTTGGCACCGGAGGGTTCTATCCCTAAAACTTTGTGGGCATCCACGCAGGCTTGGACCCATATCGCTGGCAAACAAATCCCTTCTTGCGAGGCCGAGAAGTCGCATAGCACTTCTTGCTGCAGCGTAACAGGATCAAGTTCCAGTTCCTTTTTCTTGAACCACTCCATATCTTTGCGCGGATCATCGGTCCAGAGAAAATGGAATGTTGGTATCTTGCCGCCGCGTGCCTTTTGAGCGAATGGATTGGCGCTTCCGTTGACGCTAGACATATCAATCCTACAATCCGTAGTGGAGGCGAGTGCGGCATCAATCAATTGAGGGCGTTCCAGATGAGCCGCTTCGTCAATAATAAAAAGAGATTTGCGTCCGCCTCTGCCGATGGTGTCGCCAGCCTCCCCCGTCAAAGATGATCCCGTATCGGGGAACAGCATCCGCATAAATAGCGAATGCTTCTGCTCCTCCCACTTGCCGCGAAACTCAACCGGGAGATGTGCAACGAACTGCCGCGCCTTGTAGAAAATCGTGTCGGGATCGCCGCTACGATCTAGCTTCAACTCTTTCGCGCTGCCAACCCCGGCCATAAAGTTTTTGTGGAATAGCGAGAGTGTGCAAGCTAGCGCTACTGCGAGCCAAGTTGCTCCCACATCGCGAGACTTGACCACAATCCCAGGCTCGCCCTTCTGCCAGCGCTCCATCATCCACAACAAAAACTCTCTCTGCTTGGGGAACAGCACAAACGGCATCAGGACCGGCCGACCTGTGCCAATGTTGCGAGGGTCTAGCGTTACACCCCAATCATTGATGAAGTCGTGTGGGTTGGCCGTGTAATAAACGCGCAAAGCAGGTAGCAAATCCGGCTGCGCTCTAATTTTGTTCAGGCGCCTAATACGCTCACGAAACACCGCTGCATAGTCTGGGTTGCGCCAATCCATCAGATCGACCATCTATTGCCCTTGGACTGATTGTCAGCTCCAGGGATAACTTGCAAATTGTCTAAACAGTGGAGGCCGCAGACTAGCTTCGACTGAAGGGGAACGATGTGGTCTACATGATACGGTTTCCCTGTGAGCTCAGTAAGCAATTGAGCATGCACATATAGTTCCTGAACCTTAGTTTCCTCGAACCATCCCGGCAATGCCAGCGCTCTTTGTGTTTGATACTTTCGCGTTCTGGCGGCTACTTTCGCCGGATTTGCTTGTGCATACCTCTTGCCGCGCGCCGCCCATTTGGCTTTGTCTTTTTTATATCTCTCCCCCCATGTTCTCTTATGCCATTCGCTCCCTTTTTTATTGGCATGCTCACGGTTCGCGTAATACCAATTTAGGCGCTGCCTCTTGCGCTCATCCGATGAGCTGTAGGCGCGTCCCGCTGGGCTTGCGCGGTATTTGGCGTTGGCAATTCTGACGCTCTCGCGATTAACAGCAGCCCATTTGGCCTTGCATTCCGCTGCTTTTACTGGGTCTTTATACGGCATGGCGCGTCAATTATAGCACCGCGGCCATCAGCTGCGGCTCCGCGCGCAGCTTCAACAGCCGCCGCGAGCGCTCGCGGAAGACGGAGGCGTAATCGGGAGATTTGAAGTCGAATTGAATGGCAGCGCTCAATGCCGGTGAGAGAGAGCCGCAACCCGTTTTTTGAGAGCCACGATTTCGGCCTGTTCTTCCTGTAAGGCTTTCACCAGCACCGCTGTCATTTGCATATACCGCACGCCTTCAATCTTGCCGTCGCCACCGTAGCCCACGAGTCGAGGGTCCACTTTCTCAACATCCTCCGCTACAAGCCCGACCTGGGGACCTAGATGCTTAGGGTTGAACTGCGGCTTCAAGTCGTAAGAAACGGGCCGCATCTGCATCACTTCCGAAAGGCCAATATCAAGTGGTTTGATATTCTGCTTGACCTTCCGCGTGGAAGAAAGACACGCTAATGTCGTATCCACATTGACGTTGCCGGTGCCAGTGGTCCAGCACAGCGTACCCGTGGTCGCAGCACTGCTAGATGCCAACCCGGGCAGCAATACCGCTGTCGAGTCCGTTGCGTTGCCGATGGTGACTGAGGCTACTGTCGTCGTTGCCCCACGGGCAACGGCGATCGCAGCCTTAGCAAGGG